CCGCCAGCGCCGCAACAGTCTCCACTTCCACAGGCAGCACCTCTGCAAGCTGTACAGGCTCGGTATACTCCCACACTGCCGTCTCTGCCCTCAGCCACGCCGAAACCATCATCTGGTCATATGCCGGAATCGTTGCTCCTGGTGCATATGTGCGACCGCCATACTGGATGTGTTTTTTTGCTACCAGCTTTTTCATGTCATAACCCCCGTTTTCCTTAACCCAGCAACTTCACCAGCACAACCGCTGCGCCGGTATCCGCTGCGGCCACAGCGTAGCCTGCTGGCACATTCCCTGCGGCGGTGGCGGTGATCACGTCATTCGCCTTATCGTAGTAGGCCGCAGCGCCCAGCGTCAGAGCGGTGCTGTCCTTCACAAACTCAAACACACCCACCACATGGACGGCACCAACTTCACCTTCCGGAATATCCGTTCCTGCCACGCCGATGCGAGTGTTTAGGCTCACAACCTGACCGTTCGTGACGGCTTCGGTTGCAGTAATGTCGAGGGTTTCGCCCCTCTGCCAATATGTTGCTCTATTCATCTCTGCTTCCTCCTTATAGCGTGATGGCAACGCCGTTGTTTCTTGCAATGCCCCGGAAGTCTACTGCGGTGATACCCCAGTCAAGGAAAATATCCCATGTAAAGCCCAGCTGACCCGCCTGCTCCATGCGGCGAATGGTCGGTGTTTCCTGACCGTTGAGGTAATCCACCTGCAAGGATTTTGCATAAGCCCGGTCACCCACCATAAACCAAGGCGCTGCGCCGGTTCCGGACAGTGCGTTAATGACTGCATCCTCAACGATGGTGATCTGATTGCGGTACTGATAAAGCGGGTTGACAGCCTGTGTGTTGTCCGTTGTGTTCAACATCGGACTCTCCATAATGGTCGTCATCAGGAATTTGTAGCCCACAGGCACGATGATGACCGACGGCTGCACCATAATGCCCTCTCCGAATGGGTCCTTTTGCAGCAGCATCCGCATCATCAAAGCCTGAATGGCTTCATTCGACGGCTTACTTCCGGCTGCAATCAGGTTGTTATGCGCAGCATCGAACAAGGGCACGCCGTCAAAAATGGCGGGGTTGCTCACCAGAATGCTGTACACCTGCTTGTTGATGGTGCGTTTTGCCGCTGCTGCATATGCGCCCGGAACCTCGGTCATAAACCCGATGTCATCATTGATAAAGGCTTCACGGGTCATGGAAAACTGGCGACCGTAGGTCTTAATCTGGCGCTGTGGAAGCAACTCAGTCTTCGGCGTGTCATGCTTAATTTCGCCATTTTCGCCCACGAGCAGGAATTCACCGGCGCCGCCCATCAGGTAGTTGTGATCCTTGGTCAGCTTAAAGTCGCTCACGCTTCCCTTGGATGTCCATAACTCAAATGTGGTCGGAACAGCGGTGTACTGCTGTACAATCGCCTTTCTGATTGCGTTGTCAAGGATAGCGGGAAATGCCGCCGTCGGATTGTAAAACTGACGGCACGCCATGCTCCACAGGTCATCACGAGACATGCGCAGCAGGGACGTTGTGCTGCCCTCTCCGCTTCTCGCCATGCTCTCAATGGCCAAATCACGCAGTGTCATGCTGCGGAAGTCCTGCGCACCCTGCGCAGGGTTTTCCACGTTGATACCCGCTCGCATCAGCATGGCATCCACGGCTGCATTGCGGAAATTTCCTTCCTCATCAGAGGTGGAGCGAGCGCCGACCGGGCCGTTGTTGCTCACAAGGAAATCGACGGCGGCGGCTCTCACCGTGTCCATGTTTGCGCCGCTCTGGATATGCTCACGGGGGTCCATGCCCGTCTGATGGCAAAGGTTTGTAATGTCGCTCATGCGCTGGCGCTCCTCCGCCACGGCCCGCTGCGCTTCCTCGCTTATGGTCGGCGTTGCGCTTCCGGCACCTGCGCCTCCGCTGTTTCCTGCGCCTCCGCCTTCTGCCTGCCGGGCAACATCAATTTTCCCCTGAAGCTCGTCGAACTCCCTCTGCTCATCGGCGGCCAGTCCCCGGCTTTCTGCTCTTGCTGCGCTCACGATAGCCTGCTGACGCTCCAGCATTTCTCTCAAGTCCATTTTTTTACCTCCTAGATATAATTCTTATTGATTTGTATTTGCCGCTCATATGCGGATATACTTTCGCTTCTCTCTGCATCATCATCCATGCTCGCCTCTTCAGAGCGTCCAACGCCAACGGTTGCATCCGCCGGTACCGAAACGATGGAAACCTCCAGCGGTGTCCACTTTCTGGCGATTTGGCACGGTCCCTCGAATTTCCCGTCCGCTGATGTTGCTCCGGCTTTGATTTCCTCCCAAGCATCAACGCTGTAGCGCACGGATGTCGTTTTCAACGTGCCTGATTTTACTTTTCCGAAAATCTTTTCCGCATCATCGTCCGTGTCAAATTCAACGTCTGCCATTCCCCGCTCGTTCTCCACCCAAGCATGATTGACCTTTCCCACCACCACATCAGTTCTGTGGTTGAACAGGAGAACACCCACGCTGTTGAGCCGTTCCAAATCCACTGCACCTTCTGCGTGGTCTAAGATTTCCATCCCAAACCAGCGGCGATATGGCTCTTCGCTGGAGAAGCTCACCGTTCGCTTCCGGCTGTCCTCTCCGCTGTCTGCGGCTTTTGCGCTCACGATTGCGCCCATGCTGCGGGTTCCTTGATTTTTATTCTCCCGCTGTGGTGTTTTGCTGTGCTGCTGTTGTTCCTTGCCCAAAAATTACGCCTCCCATCTCTATACCTGCCTCCCGTCCATATTTCAAGACTTCGGCCATTTCTTTGATAGCTTCTTTCCAGTCCTTACCCTGCTCGGCGCAAATGTCCGCAAACGTCTTTTGTCCCGATTGCAATGCCGTTTTATTTGCGATGCTCTCCTTCGCCGGGTCAATCCATTTTTTCGGGATTTTCACCCAGTGATGTGTGAGATATTCCGCTTTTTTATCCCAAAAACCGGGCAAATCAAAAAGCCCGGAGAGATAACCCGAAATGACGAAGCTCTCATAGATTTCAGACATCGCATCCGTCAGCAACTCAATGTCCTCTGCAAATGTCCCCTCGTCCTCAATGGCCGCCTGTCTGGCGCTGGAGTAGGTCGACTGACTCATGTCACGGCTGGTAGCTTCATAGCTCAAGCCCTGTCCTGCGCCAATCAATCCCCACTGCATTTTAAGGAAATTCGTCGCATCAGCACCGGCACTTTTCGGGTCAACCACCTGCACCTCGTCCCCTGCGTTCAGCTCGGAGACCATGCCCGGCGTCAGCTTCTTTCCCTCATAGTCCACTCGCCCGTCCGGGCCTGCCGTGATGCTTCGCCCCACACTTCCGCCGCCGGATGGCAACGTCTTTTTGATGAACACGGCCAGGCAGGCGGCAATCCGTTCTTTCACAGAAACAGCGGTGATAAATTCGTTGGTATCCCGCACTCGTGTAATCGTCGGCGCCATGTCCGAAATCTCACGCAGCTGACTCGGCCTTGTTTTGCTCCAGTACGGGATTACGTCCTTGGCCTTAACGTACACAGGCTCTAAAATGCGCCAGCCCTCAATGTCATATTGGCGAATCCAGTATCCCACAGCCTTGTTGTACCCGTTGTACTCAATTCCGCCAACGACCTTATTCCCCTCGTTTTTCGGCGTTGTCCGGTCGTCTGCCAGCTCGTCCACCTCGATTGTTTGCAGCTTAAAAGGTGTCACGCCACTGTTTGTGTACCGCTTCAAAAACAAAATCCCGCCATCGACCTTTTTTCTCGTCACTGCCATGCGCAGCATTTGGTTGAACGACTGGGAGCCGGTCACGTCACAGTTTTGCGCCTTGCACCAGCGCTTCCACTGCTTTTCAATAAAATCGTCCAGGGCGTCGTTCCCTGTGCGAGCCTGCACCGTGTACCCTTTTCCAACCACGTTGCGCTTGTATGCATGAATCACCGACTGGGCCAGATCGCTGTTTCTTTCTAAATCTCTCGCTCTGGCCCGTACAACATCACGGCTGTACCTGTCGGTGATGTCTGCGCTTTCGTTGTGCGCCCGCCATCCGGCGTTGAGGCGTCCAAATCCGGCAGCGTCATAACCCCTTGTTGCTGCTTCAAGTGCCTGTCGCCACATTGCCCGCTCATATGCTTTTTGCGGTGAAATACTGGCAACCACACTGTCAAACACATTCATTGTCTACTACCCCTCTCATCTCAGCGCCCGTCAAAATATGCAACAAACGTGCGATCGAGCAACGTGCCGGAATTATCTCGTCCAATCTGTGCCTGCAGGTCATCCCGCAGTGCTTTCAGCATGGCCAAATCCGCCCGTGTCAAAGAGCGGCTGCCAATTTTGTACGACTGCCCACCAGCGAGCACGGCGGTAATCGCAGTGTTCACCTGCACCAGCAATTCCGCCGGCCTCATGTCCTCACCAATCATGCTAACCTCCTAAATCCAGTTATCATTTCCCTTTATCCAGGATTCTTCCTGTGTCGGCTGCGCCGGAGCCGCTTGCTTTGGCATCTCCCGCCCGACCTCTTCTTGGTTTTGCAGGTGCAAAAACCGCACGCCCATCACGTCGGCGGCGGCAGCGGCATATACCTCGCAATCCAAATAGTGGTTGTCTGCGTGAGATGTTTTTTTCACCCATGCCTGCGTAGCCTTTCCGCCCGCCCGCTCGGTCACCTTGTGTTCTGCCGTCACCTGCTCTGCGTACTCTAAATCGCAATTTGCATGTACCATCCACGAGCCTTTTCCGTTCTCTTTTCTCATGCGGGCGGCAATCATGTCTTTGTATTTGCCTCCGTCCACCAAAACAAGCGTCATGCCGTATGCACGACTTCCTGTTTTGTTCACGCTGGAGAGCGAATAGTGAGAATTCCTTGTCCCGGTGCCCTTGCAGGGCAGCGCCCAATCAGAATTATTCGCACAAAACTCGTAAACCTCCTCGGTTTGGTCTCCACTGTCCACCAGTGCAAGATTGACGACCGCCTTTTCCCCGCTCGGCTTTGTGAAGTCCAAATTCATGATTTGCTCCACTTCTGCCCGGTTAGCGGCCTGACCATGAGCAATGTTGTGGCTGGTCATATTGTCGCCCCACGCCCGAATCACCCAATACAAGCAGTTTTCCTGCACGTCCACGCCGCCGGTCAAAAGCTTTGCCCACTCCGGCACGATGAATTCCGGAATGTCAGTCTGCCGTTCCATCACCAGCTCTGCGTTCGTTTTCAGCTTCGTGTCCTCCCACGGCTCGGCCAGCCACGAATTTGTAAAATTGTGCAACAGCTCCGGGTCGTCCTTGGAATCCATGAAAGCCTTCGCAATCTCCGAAAACCGTGTGAAGGGAGAATAAAGCGTGTTAATCCAAAACGCTATACTCTTTGGATTTTGCGTCCGCTGCCGCACGATGTCCCATTTTCCATTGCGCAGCATCATCCCTTTGTCTTGGTCGGTGATAACACATCCGCAGTCTTGGCACACATAAACTGCTTTTTCCGCCCGGTCGGTCGCACCCTCCACCTCGTCTTTGCTTGGCCAGCGAATTTGTGCAAATTTCAGTTCGATGTGCGCCCCGCAATGGACGCACGGAACAAAGTAATGCTTTTCAACGTCTGCCGCTTCCTTTTGCTTCCAGATGTGCCCCGTCCGCAGCGTCGGTGTCGATGTAATGAAAATCCGCTTTCGGTGTAAATACGACTTGGTTCGCTCGATCGCCAAACTTACCGGGTCAGCTTCTTTTTTGCTTGCCCCTTGAAATTTGTCAACTTCGTCCAAAAAAAGAAATCGGATGTTCGTGCTTGCCAAATCGGCCGGGCTATTTGCGCCGGTGAGATATACTGTCATAGTGTCAAATTTCAGTTGCAGTTTCTTGCTTACCGACTTTTTATATTTTCCGGCCAGCGGCTTGCACTGCATAATCATTGGCTCTAATTTTGATTCCACCGTGCGCTCGGCGAGGTCGTCCGACGGGTAAACAATCATGGTCGGCCCCGGGTCTTGGTCAATCAAACTTCCCAGCATATTTTCCATTGCAGATGTCCCGCCAACCTGTGTCGGCTTAACAAACACAATCTTCTCAACATCTTCGTCCGAAAACGTGTCCATAATCTCCACCAGGTATGGTGTAATGTTATTTCTCCACGGGCCGGAAATCGAATTCGTGTCCGGCAATATTCTGTTTTCCTCCGCCCATTTTGATACCGGCAGACGTACCCGTGGCCGCAAAATATCAATTGCATGAAATATCCATTCTGGGACAAAATACGGCTTCACGCTGTATTTTTTCATTCCTCCGTCTCCTCTGGCTTCGCTGCGGCGGCAAATAATGAAAGCATGCCATCCATCTCTTTTTTCATGCTTTTTTCCATCGTCCTTGCCGTTGCCAAGTCCGTGTATGCGGCCATAATCCCGGACATCCGACTTGGAATTGCATCCGTGAATTTCCGAAAAATAATCATGAAATCCGCCATTTGTTCCTGCGCTTGTTCGGCAGGTATAAAGCGCCCCTTTGCGATATCTGTCCTTAGCTTGTGCAACTCTCCTTGACTTTCTTTCAACCCAATCTCTGCTTCTAATTTTTTTAGAGCCAGTTCAGATTGCTTTCCGCCGTTTCCGTTTTCATTCGCCTTTTGCTCCACGTGTTGCATATATCGCTGGATTGTTTCGCAGGTTCTATATTTTCTTCCTCCGCCACCGGGCGGCACCTCCGTCTGCAAAATCCCTTCTTGTGTCATCTGTTGCACACGGCGCAGCGATTTCCCAAGCAGCTGGGCAATCGCCGTCGAGTTCGCCCACTCCGGCACGGTTCCGGTCAATGCATTTTCTTTTGCTTTTTTGGCCGCTGCCGTTTTCGCTTTTGTCGCATCCGCTTTTCCTTTTTCCACCGGCAGCACCTCCTTTGCCCTTTGCTGCATTTCCAAAACCCGCTCGGCGTACTTCCATTTCTCGCATTCGAAAACCCACTCGATTTGTCTTTTAGCAAATCAAAGACCCGCTCGTTTGGTGTGTTTTTAATCCAAATCGGTGGTGCAATTATTCCGTTCGACGGCAATCATTGATTTCGCATTCCTCTCGGCATGTGATTTCGTTTTTTCATCCATGCCTCCGACTTCGTTTTTTCATTCCACCCCCTAAAGGGGGTCTTGTCGATTTTCTTCTTTCTGCGATTTCCGTATGCGTAGCGTAACTGCCCACTTTTTTTCACCCTCTATGGCGTTAAATACCGGGCTTCTTTCGCCCCGCATGGTAAAATTCCCCCAGGAGTACCTACGACGGGGGGTGCGCCTCTCTTCTGCGTGCGTGCTAGGGCACTCTCTGCGCAACATGCATGCGATGTGTGAGGAGCGTGTCCACTAGAGTCTCTGCCACAAATGCAACGTGCAGAGATGAACGGAGAAAAGACCTCTGCACGTTGCTCCCCACCCCTAAAGCCACGAAAGCAGAAAGGCCGCCAGAGTTTCCATCTGGTGGCCTTTTGATATTTTGATTTACGACAATCTGGTAATTCGTTCCCGTTGCCGTCCTGCTTCCATGCTATCACTATACCACGAACAATAGTCCAATAGCGTCCGGTAATTTTTCACCCGCTCACTCCATCGGCGTTCTCTCTGGCTGTTGACATTTTTCTGCGTATTCTGCAATCAATTTCTGTGCCCGTTTGTTCCCCGCAATTTTTTCCAGTGCTGCATTGTGATGCTCAAAAATACTCGATCGACTCATATGCACCTCCCCACTGATTTTGTCCCATCCCTTGCAGTCGATATATCTCAGCTCCACCACCTGCCGCTCC